TCCCCGCTGGATTTGCGGGTGAAATCGCTCGAGGTGAATTTGATTACACGGCTGAAACCCGTGTGAATAACGCGGCGGCTCCGGTCGCTGCCTTTGGTGTGGCAGTAAAGCTTGCGGATGATGGTTCGGTTACCCCGACCACGGCAGCGGGCGATGCGGTTTTCGGCTTCAGCCTCCGACTTTTTGGTCAGGCTGACCTCACGGGCGGTCAGGCTGCTCACGAGAAAGCCCTTCCGGTCCTTCGCCGTGGCTACTTCTTTGCCAAGGCCGCGGGTACGCCCAAGGCAGGCGGTCAGGTGAATCTTGCCGCTGATGGCACGATCACCGCAGCTGAAGGCACGGCAATCCCGAATGCGGTCTTTTCCGGCACTGCTGATTCCGACGGTCTTGTCGAAATCGCCTACAACATCTGATAAGGGGAACTGAAACATGGATTCCAATTCTTTTCGTTTTGGCGACGCCGACACTGTAGCGGCTACTGGCGCCTTCCTTCAGGGAGAGCTCGAGCGGCTCGAACCGAAACTCTATGCCCCGATCGCGGACTTTACCGGTCTGCGTGACGTCCGCCTCCGTACTGACGTGTCGATCGCGGACTCCGTGAGCTCCTTCATCCTCTCGACCTATGCGGCTGCTTCTGCCCCGGGCTCGAAGAAGAGCTGGGCTAAGGCCCTTGGCACGGCGATTGGTCGGACTTCCGTCGGCGCCACGAAGGTGATCAGCCCGATGACCCCGTGGGCACAGGAAGTGAGCTGGAATATGATCGAGCTCGCTCAGGCTGCCCGAGTCGGCCGCCCGATCGACACGCAGAAGCTTGATGCTCTCAAGATGAAGCACGACATGGATCTCGATCTCCAGATCTACTTTGGTGATGACGAGCTCTCCGTGAAGGGCCTGCTGAATTCCGACCAGGTGACCGTCCAGAACGCGACGAAGCTGACCGACTCTGCCACTCAGAACGATTGGCTGACTCTCTTCAATAACGTGCTGAACGCCGCGTGGAAGCAGTCCAAGTACACCCGGCTCCCGAAGGACATGCTGATCAGCCCTGCGCTCTTCGCCAAGCTGAACGCCATGCAGCTCACCAACACGGATAAGAGCGTTCTCACTTACATCCTCGAGAACAACCTTTCCGCCACGACCTACGGTCCGGGTTCTCTGTCAATCCGTCCTTGCAAGTACCTCACGCAGGAGTTCGGCGGCTTCGCCAATGAACGTATCGTGACTTACACGAACGACGAAGCCGATGTCCGGTTCCCGCTGGTGCCGCTTCAGCATACGGCGCCGCAGTATCGCGGGCTTGACCAGACCTCGGTCTACTACTGCGCTTTTGGCGTGCTTGAAATCGTCCGCCCGGACTTCATGCTGTACACCGATCTCGCGGCCTAATCAGGGAGGGCGTTCCTGTGTACTTACTGACACCGAAGCGCCCTTTCGTCTACCACGACGGAGAAGGGCGCACCTGGGATTTCCGGGATAAGAAGGCTCAGCGGGTCCCAGACGAGGTTTGGGCGGCTGACTTTGTAAAGGCATACTCAGACGCGGTCCCGGTTGCCGAGTATGAAGCCAAGGCCCCAAGGAAGCGTCGGACATCGAGAGGGAAAAATGGCGGATCAGCTGACGGTTAAGCAGTTTTTCGCAGAGTGCCCGGAGTTCGATTCATCGGACTTCCCGGTTTCATCCATCGAGGCAAGACTTTCAGCGGCCAATCACTTTTTCAAGGAATCGCTCTGGGGGGCCATGCGTCCTCACGCGATGGCTCTTTATGCGGCGCACTTCCTTTCTCTCCAGTATGGGAAGAACAGCGCTGGCGGAGTGGGGATCGTCACATCCAAATCCGTCGACGGGGCGAGCGTCTCTTATGACGCGGCTACGGGGTCGGAAGAGGGTGCGGGAGCCTGGAACCTCACCCAGTATGGGCGTGAGCTTTTCCAGCTGATCCGTATCTACGGCATGGCCGTGTGGGTGATCTGAGATGAGTAAGCCAGCCGCGGTGACCGTCAAAAAGACCGTGTCCAAAGATGAAGACGTCGCGAAAGCGATGGCGAGTCTCGCAAAGACTCACATCCTTGTCGGCATAGCCTCAGGATCGAAAGGGGACGCCAGAACTGACGGCGGGCCTAAAAACCACGAGCTCGGGTTCATTCATGAGTATGGGAGTCCCTCCCGCAATATCCCTGCAAGACCTTTCCTGATCCCGGGGGTCAGAAACGCGTCAGAAAAAGCAGTGAAGAAGATGCAGGGAGCCATCAAAGCGGGGCTTCATGGGGATCGGATAGCGATGGACGCTCTTCTGGAACAGGCCGGGATGATCGCGGTCAGCGGGGCGAAAAAAGAAATTTCTTCGGGAAATTTCGAGCCGCTGAAGCCTTCAACCCTCAGAAACCGGCATCGATCCCGTATGACGAAGGGTAAGCGTGAAAACGAACTGAAGGGAGAGGATGTCAGGCCGCTGATCAATACCGGGGCACTGAGAGACTCGATCGACTACATCGTCGTAAAAGGAAAGGGGAAGTAAATGGCGTCGTTAGATGTTTCCGAAGTCATTACTGACCCGCTTTTCACGTCGCCGGTGACTTTGGTGCGAGTAAAGGAAGCCTCAGACGCTTATGGAGATCCGGTCTGGGACGACGCAGAAAAAATAGAAGTAAGTGCGGTTGTGACGGCGGATCAAAAGACCATTTCCCGGCTTCCGGAGGCTCTGCAGAGAACAGGGGCCATCCTTGTCAGGGTAGCGTCGGCGGGTGTGCCTCCCGAGTTTGGAGCGGCTTATGACGCGGTTCTGTGGCGAGGCAAGCGCTTCGTTGTGAAGGATTGCGCGGACTACACCAAGTGGGGTTCGGGGTTCCTCCGCCTTACTTGCTGGCCGGAGGAAATCAGCGATGGCAGATACTGACTCCAGGACTCCGGGGATTCTGCCGCCGATAACGGCTGAAAACGCCGGCGATCCTACCAATGCTGTCAGGGCGTGGATGTCCCAGGTGACCGGCATCGACCAGAAGCTGGTGAGGCGTCGATGGGCGCCAAAGCCGGGGACGATGCCGGGTATTGGTACCGACTGGATAGCGGTGGGTATCGATCGGGTAGAGACCCCGGGGACCCCTGACGAGATGGGACGCAAAGGACCGATTGAGCAGGCGACAGGCGGGGATATGGTGCAGGTGACTTACCAGCGATTCCATATCCTCGCCTCTTTTTATGGGCCAAATGCCGCGGTGATCTCTGACAGTTTCCGAGCCTGTGCCCAGATAGGACAGAACCTTGATGAGCTCAGGAGCTCCGGTCTGCAGCTGATTGGCATTGAGCAGGACGTGTCACACGTACCTGATCTTCTGGCTGAGCAGTGGGTTGACCGCTTCGATGTTTTCTTCACGGTTGGCCGCTCAGTCCGCAGGTCTTACGGCATCAGGGATATAGCCGCAATCGGCGGGTTCCGCATCTACACAGATGTACATCTAAAGGAAAGCAAATAAACTATGGCTACTACTCAGCAGCTTCCAGTCTCCCGTGTCGTCAATGTCACGGTGAGCCTTGCCGCGGCCAGCGCGGCGCTTCGAAATTTCGGATCGTGTCTGATTCTTGGTACGGCAGACGTTATTGATACGGCAGAACGGCTTCGTTCGTATGCGTCTATCGATGATGTGGCAGCCGACTTTGGCACTTCGGCGCTTGAGTACCAGGCGGCCGCTCTTTTCTTCAGCCAGTCTCCCGCCCCTACCACAGTTTATCTGGGTCGCTGGGCTAAGTCGGCGACTTCCGGGCGCCTCAAGGGGCGCATGCTTTCTGTGGCTGAGCAGGCGATGTCAAACTTCACGGGCGTCACTGAAGGGTCTGTCTCCTTCACGATTGACGGTGTGGTGAAGACTGCGTCCGCGATCAACTTGAAGAACGAAAGCAACCTTAATGGTGTGGCGTCCCAGATCGCGGCTGGCCTGGGTGGTTCAGCGACCTGCGCCTGGGATGGGACGCGCTTCATTGTGGCATCTGCCTCTACCGGCTCCAGCTCCTCGGTGATCTGCTCAGACACCGGTGATCTGTCCTCGCTTCTCGGCTTTTCCGGATCCACTTCGGCGGTCAAGGGCGTTGAAGCGGAGTCTCTCACGGACGCACTCACGGATCTCCTCGGCTACTCCTCTTGGTACGCCTGTACGGTAGCGGCGACCGCCACGGACGACGAGGTGCTGCAGGCCGCGGCGCTGATTGAGGCGGCTTCCCCGACCCGCACGATTGGCTTTACCACCCAGAGCACGGCTGAGCTGGATTCTTCTCAGACCACGCTGGGCGACCGCCTTAAGGCCGCGGGGTATACGCGGACGACGCTCCTTTACTCGAGCTCTTCGCCTGTCGCAGAGGCGTCTCTTGAAGGGCGTAAGGCAACCGTCGACTTTGAGGGATCCGGGACGACGATCACGCTGATGTTTAAGCAGCTTCCGGGGGTATCCCCTGAGTATCTGAAGACGACGCAGGCAGACGCGCTTGCTAACCGGAATATCAACGTCCTCGCGGCTTACCAGACCGACACTTCGATTCTTCAGTACGGCCGTACCTGCGGCGGATGGTATATCGATGAGGTCCATGGTCTTGACTGGCTGCAGAACCGAATTCAGACAGATCTCTGGAACCTCCTTTACACGACGACTACCAAGATTGGCCAAACTGATGCCGGCGCCACGACTCTGGTGAACTGCGTCAATGCGAGCCTTGAACAGGGTGTGAGGAATGGCCTGATCGCTCAGAACGGTCAGTGGAATGGCACTGGATTCGGGGCTCTTTCCAAAGGCGATACGCTTCCTTCCGGTTACTACGTCTATATCCAGCCTATGGCTGAACAGAGCCAGTCTGAGCGTGACGCACGAAAGGCTCCGCCGATTCAGATTGCGGTGAAGCTTGCCGGCGCTATCCATACGGTCGATGTCTCGATCACGGTCAATCGCTAAGGAGAAATGAATGGCCACTTATAGCTTTTTGGACGTGACCGCTACGCTTGCGGGTTCTGCCGGTGTTGTCGACCTGGGATATGGCTCTGGGTCTGCAAAAGAAGGCATCACGATTTCACTTGCCAATGCCCGAAACGCGATGCTGATTGGCGCTGACGGCGAAGGCATGCATACGCTGAAGGCAGATAAGAGCGGCACGATCACGGTCCGGCTTCTCGCGACCAGTTCCCGCAACGCGCTTCTGCAGTCCATGTATGACGCCCAGGCGGCTTCAAGCTCTGCCTGGGGGAATAACATGCTGACGATCCGCAATGCCGGCAACAACGAAACCACGCTTTGCCGCGGCGTAGCTTTTCAGAAACAGCCTGATCGCACGTATGCGGAAGAGGGCCAGACGATCGAGTGGGTCTTTGACGCAATCAAGATTGACACGATCACCGGTACGTACTCGGAGGGTAACTAATGGCTGATGTCTCTGCGCCGACTCCTG